AGGCTAAAGTTTAGATCAGACATCTTTGCTTTCTATATCTTCAGCTTCTATTGTGTTTTCACCAATGGTTAGGCCACCAATGCCTGAGATCGTAATGTTCACAGCACTTCTCTGATTCTTCTCTTTTTCAAACAGAGCAACAGGAAGCATCCTATCCATACACAGCTTCAACGCTGCCATCTGTGCAGGGTGGTCATCATCAAGGGCAATCTGAACAGTCTTTTGGACAACATTGATTCCAGCACTGTTTATTAACAAATCCTTGAGTTCTTTGACTCTTTGGTTCTCGGTCTTAGGCAACATGGCTAATGGCTTGGCATCAGCGAACTTAGCCATAGTCAACTTACCCGAACCCTTTGGGCGACCCTTGGTTTTCTTTAGTTGTTCAGGGAGTGCATCTACTACGTTCATCTTTTGTCCACAAGAGGGAAGTTAGTGCGTACTTTACATGAGAATTGTTTTCTTGTATAGTGGACTCAAACGGGGGCATCACCCACCCCTCTATGCGGTTGAGCCGACCAAGTAGGATAAACGTAGTGAACCATGTAGTTCTCAAGTAAAGACTCACATCTTGAACGGGGCTTGTAGCGTGGAGAGATAGCACTGACAAGCATCTCTAACTTAGCATAAACGAGAGGCTCTCCTTTAAAAGGATCACCCCCACTCACGGGTGTCTACTCCTGTTCGTCAACTAACTGAAGTAAGTGTTTACTTGTTAACACTACGATTGGCTTTTCCAGTGCAGAGGAGGGTACACAAATATTTACACACCACACAGCACCCCTCCCCCCCAGTAAGCACTAACTAACATAAACAGAGTAAGCACTAACTAACATAGGCGAAGTAAGCACTGACTAACTAAGGGCAATCATGCACAATAATGCATAAGGGGTCTATGCACCATATTGCATACACCTAGAAGATATTGATATCTCACTATCATCCCACATTATGAAATAATTTAGATTAGTTTTACATTGTGGGATATACGGGTAAAAGTACTGGGTATAAATACAGCATAGGGTAAATACTAGTTTAGACTTTATCCTTTAGAATCATAGACTTAACTGTGATCAATTTTATATGGCACGATTCTATTATGTATATATATGTAAGGGTTAGAAATATCCTTATGTTCATTAATATTTTTTGAAAGGTTCAATATGATAAATATCACAACAATCAACGAGAAGGTGCTTAATCGCTTCATTAAGCCCATGGATTACGTTTCCAATGGGGTAGACGTAGGACGTTATTTTGGGACGACTAAACGGGGTGTACACGTTGTGGCATGGGGTGATAAGCGAGATGACTATGACACAGCCATCATGCTGACGGATTACTTGGCTAAACACTCAAATTAAAAGACTAGGGTCTAGGGTATTGCTTGCAGTATCCTAGGACCTAGGTTTTCTAGGACTTCATTAACATTTTTTGATAGGCTGCTCACAATGCAAAATCCATATAAATTGATCCTACGGGGTCTTAACTTACCCTACAAAACAATCCTAGGTGAGTCATCCGCCAAGACTGTTAAAGGCCAGTCAATCGGTTATTTAACAGGGATCGTATACTTAGTGCCTGATGACAGACTTTGCCCTATGGCTAGACTTGCTGGCTGCTTTGATGGTTGTCTCAATAGTGCTGGCAGAGGCGCATTCAATTCTGTCCAAAAAGCTCGCAAAGCTAAGACTCAATTCCTTTACCAAAACAAAACGGCCTTCATGCTGTCATTGTGTGCCGACATATGGACGCTAGACAATAGGGCTAAAAAGCTTGGCCTAATCCCTTTGATCCGTCCTAATGGGACTAGCGACCTATGCTATGAGAATCAGCAAGTGATAGACGGGAAAACCATATTTCAGTTATTCCCACACATTCAATTCTATGACTACACAAAAATACCCAGTAGAAACCTAGACGGGAAAACGTGCGGGAATTACGATCTAACCTATTCTTTTAGCGCTATCACACCAAAACCGATATCCATCAAAGGGTTAACCAATAAGCACAATTCCCGTGTTGCTGTCGTTTTCCAAAAACAATCGGATATCCCTAGGACGTTTAGATCATGGGAGGTTATAGATGGAGATAACACCGATGTTAGACACATAGAAGCAAAAGGTGTTGTTGTTGCACTCTATGCTAAGGGTAAAGCAAAACGGGAAAATAACGGGTTTGTACAAATTAAAGGGGTGCATTATGCCTAAGATAGTTTTTAATAAGCTTTTAAATGGGTGGTTTATCGTTCGGGGTGTACATCAAACCCCGATCGGTGGTCGACATGAGACTAAACAGGCTGCAATTGATCACATCAACAATGTGAAAAAATACTATGCCGCTAAACCTTCTACAGTTAATTCCCGTAATTAAAGCTTAGACTGTAGACCCTTAATTTAGGGGTCTATGGTCTAGGTTTTGACTAACCTAGAATTTCAATCAATCAACTAAGGGCTTTGACATGGATAAAATTGATCAAATTATTGTAGGTGTAAGCCTTACAGGGTTTATGTGCTTAATGCTAATCATTGGATTATGGGGTTAAGCATGAAATACTTCTATATTCGTCATCAACACTATTCCGAAAATACATCAGTCTACGGGTATGGGGATTTTCCCGAGCAGATACCCTATTTAGCTGCTATCGTTGAAGCAGATACCCTAAGAAAAGCCCAAAATAAAGTTAAAAAGCTTTTCCCAAGGGTTATTTTTAACTCTAACAGTCCTGTTATCTCTCATTACCTATTGGCAGAGAATGATCGGTTCGTTGACTATTTTGTCAAATTACCCTTAAACCATGACCATAGACTATCCCCAGCTAATCAGGAATTGCATAACTCATGCGTGAGAATGCTAGAAGAGGTAACAGCATGAAACATACAATGTGCTGGTTCGGGAATATTACTTTTGGCACGTTTACCATTGGTAATGATGAAAACCCTATAGCTATTGTCAATTCAATCGATGAAAAGGCAATAATGAACCCTGATGATGCCGAGGAATATATGGTTAGCCAAGGGTTTGACAGTTATTTAATACTTGATGAATTTGATGGTGACATAGTATTCTCTAAATCATTTATCAAAGGGTTAACAGCATGATATACGCCACAATAGCACTACTGCTAAAAATCATTCTCCGAAAGTAAGTTAGTACCCACTTACAAATCTCAAGCCCTTCGGGGCTTTTTTCTTGTCTACTGCTACCTAGTCCTAGGTTATCCATAAAAATCGATCCTAGGCACGTTTAAACCCGTCTAATCGGTATTGTCTAGGTTATAGGTGCATAGTCCCACATGGTTTAGGGATGCATCGGGGTCTAGACCTAGGTTATAGAAGTGAGCAGCCCATGCGATAGCTATTTTCATCCCAGCATGATCGCTCCCGTTTCCCATTGTGTCTAAGATCAACTTTTCGCTGTCGGTTAGCGTCATGTAGATGCGATTAGGGGTTTTACGGGGTAGCGCCATTAATTTGTTGTCTCCAATATTCAGCAATTAAAAGGGCTTCCGCTCGGTTTATGTCCTTTTTAAGCTTCAATTTGGCCTTTGGAAATAGTTTCCTTGCAAGGTCTAAGGCTTCATTTTTGTCTGCTGTCAAGTTAAAGTGCTTTTTCCACTTTTGAGGGCTTACCAAGTGAAAAGGGTAGTTTGTCAATTCGCAAACAGCACTTATGACCCCAACAGCCCTTCCAAACGCAAAGGTACTACTTACCCCTTGGTTTGGCATTGAATGCACCTGTTCCATGCAGATTTCAGCGCCATCTCTAGGGTCAACAATGGATAGGATTCGACTTTTAAAAACAAGGGCAAGTATGTGCTTGTCTTTGTGGTCAATCATAAAAGAATCAACGTATTCGCCATTGTGGTCAATTGCCCCAAGTGCGCCATTTGCAACGCCAGTATCAATTCCGAGGTAAATCATTGATTTCCTTCATGTTTTTGACTAAATCGTCTTTGATTCCTACCCACAAGCATTCCAAATCAGCATCCAATTCTTTCGCTCTGTGCCAAGCATATTCCTTGGCAGCAGGTTGTTTCGCCATCCATATCAAATGCGCTAATGTCTCCTGATACAGATAAGGCTCGGTTGATAAGTATTTGCGGATGCGGTTTGCCATCTTTTAGGTTGTCCAATAGTTGATTGGCTTCTTCTTTTGTCATGCTACTTTACCCCTTAATGCTTCTTTGATTTTGGCAAGTATTTCAGGGTTTGGCTTGGCATTCTTCATGTCTTCATCAAGTTTTGCAAGGGCAGGATCACGCTGTGAGCTTGATGGTACTGTGGTATGAGCTATGTCAAACTTGTTGACCAGCTTAGGTTTTTCAGCAACCCATTCAGCCTTGAAAGCCTGCCAACCACGAACACAGCATTCGGACATAGCCTGCTCAAGTGTCCAACCTGCAAGGTTAGCCTGTTCTTGCATTCCATCAATAACTCGTTGCGTGATAGGTGCTTTCTTGGCTTTGCGTAAATTCTTGAAATCTTGCCAAACAGATTGTGAAACGCCTTCAGGCGTAATATCGGTTTTAGTTTCTGTTTTAGTTTCGGTTACGGTTACGGTTAAAGGTACATCTGTATGCGACTTGCATACACTTGTATGCAGTTGTATATCATTGTATTCAGGTGTAGGGAACTTGCTTTCCTGCGCTCTAGGTTTGTTGTCCCACTTGCACATTTGCAGGTATTGCTTGCCATCTGACTCATAAACATGAATCAAACCGACTTCTTTGAGTTCGCTTACCAAATCCTTACACTTGTTAAGGGTGACTGATTCCTTTATTGGAAAACAGTTGGCTTTAATCATGGCAGGTCTAGCGTCAAAACGACCAAAATCATCTACTGTGACCAGCAAACGATAAAAGAGTGTTTCGGCTAAAGGGGAGAGTTTGTCGATGGATTCGCTGTCACGAACCCCCGATTTTAAATATCGAGTAGGCATTTTTTTCCTTCACTGTCCTCCTGAGACAAAGAAACAAACGGCAGGCGGGGAGGCTCGCTTTTCGACAAGGGGATCAATCCGTGTCTATCCGTGTTTCAAACAATCATAACTCAATAGCAGTTTGTTGTGCAATTATTTCCATAACAGCAAGTGGTGCAAGTCACATACCGACCATCTTGGTAGTAGGTATGGGTTGAACAGGCCGCATAGACCATTGTTGAACTAGCGGCAATCCATAATGCGAAAAGTGCTTTTTTCATTTAGTTTCCTTAGTTTGTTGATGTTTCTCAATGGAATCTGCTAAGTATTGTCGTAACCATTTAGTCCCTCCAAGTCGTCTAAATTCATTCCACTCACTCATGGTGGCTCGTACAGCAATAGTCTTGCCGCTTTTGGTCATTTCAGTTTTAGGGCGTGGCATAGAGGCGTGATTGTGTAGTGTTTAACAATAACCACAATTAGGGTTTGTCCTAGTGTTCAACACTAAGAAGTGTGTAACACTACGAACTCACTACCAACACATTTGAAAGGCTTCAACATGGAATTCGATATAGAACTTTACGATTTTGACCTAGATATTAAGGCTTGGGTCGAATGGGAATATGACCCCGAATACAGCCCAGTCGAGGGTATGTATAACAAATTCAATTGGGTAGCCTACTTACAGGTGGGCAATACACGAGTTGACATCACCGATGAACTCTCAGCCAAAGACTCCAAACACATTGAGAAACAAATTGAGGAGTCTTGCGATGATGGCATTTGATAAAGCCAAGTGGGAGGCTTACCAGCAACTTGATGATGATGACATCATGGATGCCATTCAAGGCTCTGTAGCCATCCCTCTTGCCATCAAATCAGGCGACTGGGAGTATGCCCAACAATTCATCAAAGACCGCATCGACAACAAGATGCAACGCAGGGCAGAGTTTGCCTTCTACAACCTCATTAAGACTTCCTCTATTGACGATGACGATGAATTGCGTATGCTTAGAACCCTATGGTTGAAAAACGAATACAAGGGGGACAAATGAGACTCAAACACACTATTGCTGCAATCCTTGAGGAGAACCAAGATGAACTTTTTTGCCCGTTTTGTACGAAGCCTAAAGGCGATGAAATCGATTGTTGCGACCAATCAGGAAATTGGTTCAGGCTACGCTACTTTGACTTTGATACCCAATTCTCTATTGCCCAACAAATTTTTAACTCACAGAAAGGTGTACCCACTCAAAAGACTGACTGATTGGAAATCTGAGTTTGTCTACACGAACTCAATGAATACAGATATTTCAAAGACTTTTCAAAATTTTAAACAGGAGTGAATATGACGAAACTAGAGATAGGAACACTGGTTGACAGAAAAGAAGCAATTAAAAAAATGCTTTCAACAAACGTCAACGAGCATACAGAGAAGAAAGGCGGATTGAGCTATCTTTCATGGGCGTGGGCGTGGGCTGAAGCACTCAAGGCTGATGAAGATGCTACCTTTAAGGTGGAGATGTTTGGCGACAAATGTTTCATGGACATCAACGGCACAGCAATGGTGTTCGTCACAGTCACCATGTTTCGTAAACCAATGACTTGCCAACTTCCAGTAATGGACTTTCGCAATAAAGCAATCCTCAACCCTGACGCATTTGCAGTCAATACAGCCATCATGCGTTGCATGACTAAGGCTTTGTCATTGCATGGACTCGCCCTATATTTGTATGCTGGTGAAGACTTGCCAGAGGGTGACTCATCCTCAAGCATCGATGTAGGAATGATGATCGACCACTTAGCGGCTATTGATGCTGCATCAACTTTAGAGGAATTAAAAGATGTATACGGCACTGCTTACGCTGCTTGCGCTGGTGATAAAAGTTGGCAAAAGAAAGTGATTGATGCCAAAGAAAAACGTAAAGGAGCATTGAAATGAGCAACACACCAGCATTTCCTTTAAACACTCCCAAATGGCACGAATCAGTTTCTGATAGAGGGTTTCAGGACATTGATTTCACAATGGGCATGACCTTGCGGGATTACTTTGCTGCAAAAGCTATGCAAGGATTGATCTCCTCTCATTGGTGCGAAGAAGCTCGTGTGCTTTCTCCCAAGTTGGGCGCACGAGAATTGGCTGAAGATGCATACATCATGGCAGACGCAATGTTGAAGGCAGGTG